GGTGTTGTTTACTTTGAATCAGAATCAGCAGTTACTAAAAAGATGATTATTGATAGAGGAATAGACGCATCAAGAATGGTAGTCTTGCCTGTGTCAACTGTACAAGAGTTTAGAACTCAAGCAATTAAAGTTCTTGATAGATACATGCAACAAGATGTTGATGTAAAAAGACCAATGTTTATGTGTCTTGATTCTTTAGGGATGTTATCAACAACAAAAGAAGTTGAAGATACTGCCGAAGGAAAAGAAACAAGAGATATGACAAGAGCTCAAGTTCTCAAGGCTGCATTTAGAATACTAACATTGAAGTTAGGAAAAGCAAAAGTTCCTATGGTTGTTACTAATCATACTTATGATGTCGTTGGATCATATGTTCCAATGAAAGAAATGGGTGGTGGAAGTGGACTTAAATATGCCGCAAGTAGTATCGTCTATTTAAGTAAGAAAAAAGAAAAAGACGGAACGGAAGTTGTAGGTAATATAATCAAAGCAAAAAATCAAAAGTCAAGATTGACTAAAGAGAATTCTACTTGTGAAGTGAGATTAACTTACAATAAAGGTCTTGACAAATATTATGGTTTACTTGCACTCGCAGAAAAATATAATATATTTAAAAAAGTTTCTACTAAGTTTGAACTACCTGATGGTCGTAAAGTATTTGGAAAGTCTATAAATGATAATCCACAAGAATATTTTACAGATGAAGTAATGACAAAATTAGAAGAGGCGGCAATGAAAGAATATTCATATGGAGACAGTAATGAGTGAAATGAAACAAGGTGATTTAGTTACAGTTTTAACACCACATGGTGAGTTCGTTGGAAGATTAGAAAAAAATGATGACACTGGTGTTTATTTAAATAATCCAAAAATGATGGTAAGTACCGAAGAGGGCAAAATGGGATTTGCAAGAGGTGTATGCATGACTGGTGAAGAGAATCCTAAGACAATAATTTTTAGAGATGGTGGTGTAATATTAGTCACACCTTCAAATCAAAATATAAATAAAGCATATACTGAAGTTGTAAGTGGATTAGTTACTTGACTAAAAAAAAATTCAGTTACATAGAATCTGCATCACACCCAGATCAAACTTGTATAGGAATAAACAAGGGTGATTATGCTGGAGTAATTTATAAGTATGGTAAAGTCACACCAATTGAAAAAGATGACAAATTGACAATGCAATTTGAATATGATATTATAGAAAACAACGCAATACCTAGAGAAAAATTCAACGATAAGTTTTTTGAACTAATAGGCGATATACTAATGGACATACTTGATGAAAAATATAACACTAACAATACTAGAGAACCTAATAGCAAATGAAAATTATGCTAGAAAAGTTTTACCATTTTTAAAAGAAGAATACTTTCAAGATAGAAATCAAAGAGTTGTCTTTAATGAGATAAATTCGTTTGCATTAAAGTATTCAAAACTTCCTACAAAAACATCTCTAGAAGTTGAACTTGATAATCGAAAAGATTTATCGGAACAACAATATAAAGATATAACAAATATTATTAGCAACTTTACAGAGGACTCAGTTGATAGCGAGTGGTTAACTGATACTACCGAAAAATTCTGTAAAGATAGGGCAATCTATAATGCCGTCGTGGACGGAATCTCTATTATTGAAGGTAGAGATTCCTCACGTAAACCAGACGCACTTCCAAGTCTTTTAACAGACGCACTATCAGTATCTTTTGATAATAGAGTTGGTCATGATTATATTGAAGACGCTTCAGATAGATTTGATTATTTACACCGTAAAGAAGAACGTATACCTTTTGATTTAGAATACTTTAATAAAATTACAAAAGGTGGACTTCCACAAAAAACTTTAAATATCGCACTTGCAGGCACGGGTGTAGGAAAGTCTTTGTTCATGTGTCACATGGCCGCAAACTGTATTAATCAAGGACGAAATGTTCTTTATATAACTTTAGAAATGGCAGAGGAAAGAATCGCAGAGAGAATAGATGCAAATCTTATGAATGTGAGTATGGAGTCACTTCAAGATTTACCAAAACCAATGTATGATGATAAGATTGAGAAGATTATGCAGAAAGTAAAAGGTAAACTTATCATTAAAGAATATCCCACAGCATCAGCACATACTAATCATTTTCGTTCACTACTACAAGAATTATCCATAAAAAAGAGTTTCAAACCAGAAATAATCTTCATAGATTACTTAAATATATGCGCTTCAAGTCGATTTAAGGGGGGCTCAAACATTAATTCCTATACACTAATCAAATCTATCGCAGAGGAATTAAGAGGTCTAGCAGTTGAAAATAACGTGCCTATAGTGTCCGCTACACAGACTACAAGGGGTGGATATGTATCAACTGATATAGGACTTGAGGATACATCAGAATCATTTGGATTACCTGCAACAGCAGACTTTATGTTTGCGTTGATCTCAACTGAAGAAATGGAAGAATTACAACAAATTACTGTTAAACAATTAAAAAATAGATATAATGATCCTACTGTAAACAAAAGATTTGTATTAGGCATAGACAGATCAAAAATGAAACTATATGATGTAGAACTAAATGCTCAGACTGATTTAGTTGATAGTGGTCAAGAAGATGAGATACCTGCACTTGATAAATCGAATAGTGGAGAGAGGTATGCGAAATTCCAAGAAATTAAAGTCTAGATATTACGTAGATATGGATGATTCCAATCTTAATTATCCTTATAATTGTATAGATATTAAATCAAATGAGGTGGTATGGAACTTTGAATTTGAAGACGATGCACTAGATTGGTGCATGAATCAAAACAAAAAACCAACATTCGGTAAAGATCGAATACCTCCACATATGAGGATGTACAAAACATAAATATATGAGTATTAAATGGGGGAGCGATGTCTATTAGTAGATTTGTACAACAAGTAAGACCTAGAAAAAATTCTTATAAACCCAAACTAATCATTGTTGAGGAAAATCTTTTTGAAGAAGATATTCCAAAAGACATCATGAGAGGTTTGAGTTATGAAAAGTCTGAGAAACAATCAACATCCAAAAGAGATGTTTATATTGTTCGTTCATCAGATAGAGAAACCGATAGAGATGAGATACTAAGAAATCTTAATCAAGCAGGTATCAAGTCATCTTTAGGAACAAGTTCATCATCAGTTGATCCAATTGATGGCATATATCAAAATAGAAGTTTTAGAATTTTTGTAAAACCACTCTCTGGTGGTATGGGTGAAACTACTTTAAATTCAAGTATTACAGAATTATTTCCATTAATCGCATTCGAAAAGAAATTTAATCCAAAAGATATCGTATCATTTCATCAGTTTTTACTTGGTATTGATGTTTCAAAACTAAAGTGTGTTGGTGCAAAAGATATAAAAGCCGCAGAGGAAACAATTAACAAGGCAGATACATCAACTAAGTTTAATGATAAAATGGCAAACGCAATCGGTGTTCTTAAATATATTAAACAAGAAGATAAAAATAAAAAGATAAAAAGTTTGTTTTGGGGATACAGATCAAAGCCTGCAGGTGTGCCAAGTAAACACCCAGGTGATATGTTTATTACTTACAATGATAATAAAATTTTAGGGGTTAGTTTAAAAGCAGGTGGAAAGAAAACATCTGAACCACAATTAAACACTTACATAGGAAAAGTATTTGATGAGTTTAAAGATAGAAACTATGGTAAGTTAATGTCATTGGCATACAAATCAGTATATTCTAAAATACCTGGTATGCCACCTGAGAGATCATTTATTAGAGATAGAAAAACAAAAGATATATTAAGAAACTTTGATAAAAAAAATAATGCACAATATGAAAAATTTTACAACGATTATCTTGAAATTATGAGACAAGGTATAATAAAATTATTTAATAAGAATAAAGATAACACAATTAAATATATAAAAACAAATATATTAAGAGATGCACCTGATGTTCCTACTATAGTTATTAAAGCAGTTGGTAGTGATTACGAAGAAGTTACAGATAAAGATCAACTAGGTGTTTTTTTACCACAGGTTAAATTTATTAAAGCCACATCTTCTCAATCATCAAAACAAAATTGGTTCATAGAATTAACATCTGGCCCAGATACTTTAAAAATGAGTATGTCTATTCGTACAAATAAATCAGGTCATGCTGGATTAAAAAAACTAGGACAGTTTAGTCTTGCAGTAAAATATAACGGATTGTCAAAGAAATGATAAAATTTTTAGAAGAACAAGCAGGTAAAAATCTACATCTAGAACATATCGAAGATGAGATCATAAACTTTGGTGTGCCAGGTGGACGAGCTGCAATAAACTTTTTAAGAAGTTTAAGAGACATGTTAGCAGGTGCAAGTAGATCATCTGTAAATATGACTGTTAAATGGGATGGTGCTCCAGCAATATTCGCAGGTATAGACCCAGAGGACGGAAAGTTTTTTGTTGCTAAGAAGTCAGTATTCAATGTTAACCCAAAATTATACAAGACAAACGCAGAGATTGACGCAGATTTATCAGGTGAACTAAATGCAAAATTTAAAGTTGCACTAAAAGAGTTTGCAAAGTTAGGTATCAAAGGAGTTCTTCAAGGTGATCTTATGTTTACTAACGATCTCGAAACTGATACAATAGATGGTGAAAAAGTTTATACATTTCAACCAAATACAATAGTTTATTCAGTGCCAGTAGATTCTGATTTAGGTAAGATTATGAAAAAAGCAAAAATAGGAGTTGTGTGGCACACAACATATTCTGGTAAGACACTGCCAGATATGAAAGCATCTTTTGGTGCAAATATCAGTAATTTAAATAAATCTGCTTCGATTTGGATGGATGATGCGACATATAAAGACGTGTCAGGTAAAGCCACATTCAATGCAAAAGAAACTGCACTGGTTACAAAAACTTTATCAGAGGTAGGAAAAACATTTCAAAAAATAAACGCACCAATGTTAAATAAGTTTCTTAGACTTCAAGAATCTATGACTGGTGCTTTAGCAGGTGCTTCATATAAAACTTACACAAATAGTAAAGTAAGAAGAGGACAAAAGGTAAAAAATGCTAACAGACATGCCGCAGAATATGTCAATTGGGTACAAGATTCAGTTAAAAAACAGACTGATAAAGTAAAAACACCTGCTGGTAAGAAGAAATATGAGAATATATCTAAACAATATACCATAGAAATTAAGAAACATGTAAGAAATCTAACTGAAGTTGTAAAGTTTCAAAACTTTATGATTGATGCAAAAATGCAAATTGTTAGAAAACTAAATAGTGTAAAACAACTAACAGGCACTTTTATACGGACTGATAATGGATATAAAGTGGTAAACCCAGAGGGTTATGTCGCAATAGATAGGGTGTCAGGTAATGCTGTGAAATTAGTCGATAGAATGGAATTTTCGTTTAATAATTTTACTGCAATAAAGGCATGGGATAGATGAAAACAATAAAAGATTTACTAGAAGACCTCAAAGAACGAGTCGTATCAGTCGCACAAAGAAGAAAGATTGGTAGAAGAATGGCTCGCCTCGCAAAAACATCAGCATTCAAAGCCAAAAGAGAAAGAGCAATGAAAAAGATTGCCTCGCCTATGAAACAACGTGTCAAGGCAACTAAGATGGCAAGAAAAATAATTCGTAAAAAGTTTTATCCAAAATATGATCAGATGGCACCAATGCAGAAGATGAAAATAGATCAAATTGTAAATGCAAAATATGGTGCTGCAATCGAAAAGATTGCAAAGAGAAATTTAATAAAAGTTAAAAAAGCAGAGATTGAAAAAGTCAAAAGAGCAAGACAGAAAAAAGATGATTAAAAAATTTAACGCATATGAACAACCAGGCAAATCAGTTGTGTTTGCATTTGGTAGATTTAATCCACCAACCACAGGTCATGAAAAATTAATTAATAAAGTGAAACAAGTTGCTGGATCAGATGAATATAGAATATATCCTAGTTTCTCACAAAATCAAAATAAAGATCCATTACCACATGCACTCAAAGTAGCATATATGAGAAAAATGTTTCCAAGACATAAAAGAAATATTATTGCAGATAAAAGTGCGATTACGGCTATTGACATTGCAACTAAATTACACAAACAAGGATTCACTAACTTAACAATGGTTGCAGGTTCTGATAGAGTAAAAGAGTTTGAAACATTGTTAAAAAAATATAATGGTGTAGAAGGTAAAAGACACGGATTCTATAAGTTTGATAACATTAACGTTGTCTCTGCTGGAGAGAGAGACCCAGACGCAGAGGGTGTATCTGGTATGTCTGCTTCTAAAATGAGATATCATGCAAACAAAGGTGAATATGATGATTTTGCAGACGGATTACCAAAAGGATTTAGAGACGGAAAAAAATTATTCAGAGATGTAAGAAAATACATGGGTATAAGAGAACAGAAAGATATGGGCATCATGAATGAATACGAAGAACTCAGAGACAGATATTTAATAGGTCAAATATGGAAAATTGGTGATTTAATAGAAGCAAAAGGTATCGAGGGAAAAATAATTCAAAGAGGTACAAACTATGTTACATTTAACGACAATAATGGTAAAGTTCATAAAGCATGGTTGCATGAAATTAAATATGAACAAAAAGAGATCACACCTGTAAGACAAGATAAAGATGTCAAAGATAAACCAGGCACACAACCTGCAAAGTATTACTCTGGTGTTAAAAAGAAGACCAAAGATGCGAGAGCTGCTCATTTTAGAAAAGGTGCAAAAATGGATGATGATAATCCAGCCGCATATAAACCAGCACCTGGTGATTCTAAAGGTAAAACTAAACCATCTCAATATACAAAAAAATTTAAGAAGATGTTTGGTGATTCATACGATATAGGTAAATCATACGGTGATCATACAAAAGAAGTGACACCAGGTGAAAACAAAAAATTAAATAAAGAAGAAATAGAAAAATGGTATAAAAAAGAAGAGACACATGAAAAGTATGAATTAAGATATGGTGATGATTGGTATATTAAACTTACAGAAACATACAATAAATTAATTGAAAAAGTTGGCGATGACGAACAACATGATAATTGTGGCACACCAGATTGTTGTGGTCAATGTGCTGATTCAAATATCACTGAACAAAAGAAAGAACCATTAGATTCTTTTGGCACCTTTATTTTAAGAAATACTTGGGGTGAAATTGTTGAGTCTGCTGAGTTTGAGGGAAGAAAAGTTAAATTAAATGATCCTATACGTACAAGTGAAAACCCTAATAAAAAGTTTAAAGTATATGTAAAAAACGAAAAGGGTAACGTAGTTGTAGTTCGTTTTGGTGATCCTAATTTAGAAATAAAAAGAGATGACCCTGCTAGAAGAAAATCATTTAGGGCAAGACACAATTGTGATAACCCAGGGCCAAAAACAAAGGCTAGATATTGGAGTTGTCAACAATGGAGAGCAGGCGCAAAGGTAGATAACTAATGCAAGAACTAGGTCAATTCATGTCTCTTGTATCAGATGAAAAACAAAAAGTCACAAAGATACAAGAGGAAAAAGATAAAAGGTTAAAACCACGTGTATCTGTAGGACAATCACTATCAGAGTTTTTTAATTTAATATCTGAAGCACCTAGAATTCCTAGAAAAAAAGGACAACCTGCAGGTTCTGACAAACACTCTGATTTATATACAGACGAAAATCCAAAAGGAACAATACATGGTTTAGGATTTAAAGATGTTGAAACTGCAAGAGCATCTGTAAAAAAAATTATCAATTCTGGTAGATCACACGCACATAAAATACAAGCTGCGATTGCAATGGAACAAAGAGCAAGGGTAATGGGAAAAACAGCAGAGGCTGCAGTATATCGAAGATATATTGAAAAGATGAAAAAGAAAACTAAAAAAATGAATAAAGAGGATTATACTCATTATCCAACTCAGGTAGACCCAAAGAGAGATAAATCTGATGGTTGGATAAAAGGTGACCCAACTGAACCAATAATATTTGATGATAGCGACACAAAAGATATTTTAGATAAAGCAAATAAAGAAGTTGAAAGAGAAAGACAAGTTGTACGACCACCATTTATAAGTGAGCAAGATAATGCACAAAGAATTGATGTTCTTAAAACATTTTTTGAAAGATTAGATAGTTTTGAACAAAATTTAGAAAAAAGAGAACTGGCTCATAAGATGACTAATTACTTACCTGAACAACCAGAACAAAATGAACTGACAAAATTAAAAGAAGATTTTAGAATATTTAAGAATATCATATCACAACAAATGGCGACAATAGGAGGCGGTGGCGCAGTAAGACTGCAAGACTTGGACGATGTTGATACATCATCACTTGGTAATGGAAAATTTTTAGTATTTAACTCTACATCAGGCAAACTAGAATTTACAGATCAAGTGGATGGTAATTGATGGCACTTAAAATAAAATTATTAAGAATCGCAGGTACTCCGACAACTTCAAACCTAAGTGATGGTGAGATTGCACACAATACAGTTGCGAACACACTTCATGTTAGAATTGGTAGTACAATTCATACTGTCGGTGGGGGAAGTGGTTCAGTAGACCTATCTGCCGTTGATCAAGATATTATACCTGACGCAAACGGAACAAGAAATTTAGGAAGTGCAACTAAAAGATTTGGTGATTTATTTTTGTCAGGCGACACTTTAAATCTTGGTGGTGCTACAATAAGTTCAGACGGAACAGTTGTCACAATACCTAATGATTCAAAAGATGCAGACGGAAATAAATTGGCAATATCTGATACAGAGGGAACACCAGTAAGAAAAGTGCCAGTGTTTACTGCATCAGGTGGATTAAGCACTGCCGCAGTAACTTTAACAATGAAGGCTGCGTCAACAAGAACAAGAGTGTTCAATGGTTTGACACTATCAAATGGAGACAGTTTATCAGCAACTCAACAAACACAACTTTTTGAGTTCTAGGAATAAATAAAAATATGAGTAGTAAAACACCAGTAAGAGTCGTCTTTGACGGTAGTAATAATGCAACAGGTTTGGCTGAATTTCAGTCAGGCGAGTTTGTACCTTTATCAGCAGGTGGTATTGGTGCGTCATTATCTATTGGATCAGCAGGTCAAGTTTTAAAAGTAAACTCTGGCGCCTCTGCTTTAGAATTTGGTAATGTCGAAGCAATACTAAACATTGACGGACTAACAGACGGATCAGGTATTACTATTGCTGATGGCGATGACTTTGCATTGTCTGATGCTGGAACTGAAAAAAAAGTAAATGCATCTCAGATATCTACATATGTTCAAGGAACTATAAGTGGTGATATAACAATATCAGGTGGAACTGCAGCCATTGGATCTGGTGTTATCGTTAACGCAGACATAAACTCAAGTGCGGCTATCGCTGATAGTAAACTTGATACGATATCTACAGCAGGTAAAGTATCATTATCTGCTTTAGAGATAGATGGTGGAACAGATATAGGTGCAGCCTTAACAACATCAGATTTAATAGTTGTTGATGACGGTGCAGGTGGTACAAACAGAAAAGCTGCATTATCAAGATTAGTTACACTTATGGAATCAGAGATAGATGCCATTGGTGGCAACTTAACAATAACAGGTAATCTAACTGTTAATGGATCTACAACAACTGTATCTACAACAAACACTGTAGTTTCTGATAAATTATTTGAACTTGCAAATGGACAATCAGGCACACCATCAGGTGATATTGGTCTTGTCATGGAAAGAGGAAGTTCTGATAACGCATTTATAGGATTTGATGAATCTGCTGATAAATTTATAGTTGGAACAGGTTCATTTACTGGTGCGACAACTGGTGATTTAACAATAACAACAGGAACATTAGTTGCAAACATTGAGGGAAATGTAACAGGTAATGTAACAGGTAATGCAAGTGGCACAGCTGCTACAGTTACAGGTGCAGCTCAATCAAATATTACATCACTTGGAACGTTAACAACTTTGACAGTTGATAATATTATAATCAACGGTACAACGATTGGACACACTGATGACACAGATTTAATAACACTTGCAGATGGTATTGCAACTGTGGCAGGTGAAATATCTGTGACAACTCTTGACATTGGTGGAACTAATGTTTCATCAACTGCCGCTGAACTTAATTTAGTTGATGGTTCTAGTGCTGGAACAATTGTTAATAGTAAAGCAGTTATCTATGGTAGTTCTGGTGAAGTAAATGCAACTACGTTACAGATTGCTGGATCATCTATAACATCAACTGCCGCTGAACTTAATCTTGTCGATGGTGGAACGTCAGCTGGAACAACTGCTGTTGCAGGTGGTGATGGTATCGTGACAAATGACGGTGGAACAATGCGTCAAACAACAGTTGATACATTTGATACATACTTATCTCAAACTACTAAGACTTTAACAAATAAAACTTTAACGTCACCTCAAATCAATACACAAGTTGACTTTTTGGCAAGGGCAGAAGCAAGATTCCAAGATGCAAGTGGTGGACAATATGTTGCACTTGAGGCGCCTGCAACAGTTTCAAGTAGTGTTACATTTACTTTGCCCGCCGCAGATGGTACAAGTGGACAAGTTATAGAAACAGATGGTTCTGGTGCATTAAGTTTTACTGACGTTGCGACATCAGGTTTTACAAATTCAACAATTACAGATACACCTGGGTCATCTGCAAACTTTGATTTGGCAAAGGGTAACAATACAGGTAGTGCAGAAACACCATTTGAGACGGGTGGAAATGATGCATTTGGGGTTTCAGTGGGATTTGTTTTTGATGCAATGGAGCCTATCGGTTCTAGCACTGATAATAACACTGATTTAGGATCAAGTGAGTCACATGTGGGTGCGTAGGATTTATAAATAGCAATAGGAAATAAAATGATTAAATCAAAAAAACTCATGCATGACTCATTTATGGAAGTATTGAAACCATCAATGGGTGCTGGTGCTTATGTAAAAGACTTTCGAAAGTCTGATGCTCCACAATTCAAGGGAAAATCAGAGAAAGAAAGAGATAAAATGGCAATCGCTGCTTATCTTGATGCAAAAGATGAAGTCAATGAGGGCGCAAAAAACAGTGTCATATCTATGACAAAATTTAAAAATCCTAAAATAGTAAAACAAGTTTCAGATATAATTAAAAAAGTAGGAACTGATAAAATCAAAGTAAAAAA